AAAATGATTTTAATGTTACTGCTGATAGAGATATTAATTTTACTGCTGGTGCAAATATTAACATGAATGTTGGAACTAGTATGTTTGTTACTACAGGATCCGATTTGCAAGTTAGCGTAGGAGCTAATGGCGCCATAACTGTTGGAAGTAATTTTGATCTAAACACAGGTAGTAATAATAATTTTACTGCTGGCAGTAATACAAACATTAATAGTGGCGGAAATCATTTTGAAACAGCAACTCAAATACATATGAATGGTCCAGCAGCCGCAACAGCTTCCAAAGCTACGGAAGCGTATAAAGCATTTAGAGTGCCTCAGACTGAGCCATGGAATCAGCATGAAAATTTAGACCCAACACAATTTGTTCCTGCTAATACACAAGCTGGAGGAACTTATTCAGTAACAACACCAACAGCATTTTCAACTTTTACAACAACCACTGATACTTTTAACAGAGTTCAAGGTGCAGAACAGGAGCAACAATAATGGCTACAAATTTATACGACAAAATAGTATTACCGGCCCGCCCTAATCCTAGCATTGCAAGCCCTCAAATGTATAGAGGATTTAGTACATTAAATTCTACAACACAGAATTTTACACTTTATGACTTTGAATTAATTAAACAAGACCTCCTTAATCATTTTAATGTAAGAATGGGCGAACGTTTAATGCAACCTGGGTTTGGTTGTATCATTTGGGAAATGTTGTTTGAACCTTTAACAGAACAAGTTAAAGATCTTATAGTACAAAATGTAAATCAAATCTTAAATGCCGATCCACGTGTATCTGCAGGAAATATACAGATAACTCCATATGATACAGGTTTGCAAATACAATGCACACTAACATATCTTCCCTACAATATTAGTCAAGACTTGAAATTGCAATTCGACCAAGCTAACGGACTGATCAGCTGATAAAATACCCACATAATTGCATTCGATAAATACACTTATTAGGACTAATTATGAGCTCAACGGATAGACAAAATAACCTGTTAGTTTCAGAAGACTGGCAGAAAATTTATCAATCATTTAAGAACGCAGATTTCCAAAGCTACGACTTTGATAACTTACGTCGTACAATGATTGACTATATCCGTACTAATTTCCCCGAAGATTTCAACGATTATACAGAGTCAAGCGAATACCTTGCCCTTATTGACCTTATTGCCTTTGTGGGCCAAAGCATAGCTTTCCGTGTTGACTTAAATGCTCGTGAAAATTTCTTAGAACTAGCAGAACGCCGAGACAGCGTATTACGACTAAGTCGTATGATCAACTATAATGCTAGTAGAAACATTGCCGCCAAAGGTTTATTAAAATTTACCACAGTACAAACTACTGAAAATGTTTTAGATAGTAACGGTATTAATATGAGCGGTCAAGTTATTACGTGGAATGATCCAAGTAATTCTAGTTGGTACGATCAGTTCATTAAAATAATAAATGCAGCCTTGCCAACTACACAGCAGTTTGGAAATCCTATTGATCAAGCTACAATTTACGGTATTGCTACAAGCCAGTATCGTTTTAATGCTAACAATACAAATGTTCCAGTCTACAGTTTTAATAAAAGTGTTGCTGGAAGAAATATGAATTTTGAAATTACTAGCACAGTAATTTCTGACGGAGAAACTATTTCGGAAGAACCACCAATGGTGGGAAATCATTTGGCCTTCATTTATAAAGATGATGGCTACGGCGCCGGAAGTAGTAATACTGGATTCTTTTTAAATTTTACACAAGGTAATTTAAATCAAGGAACATTTACAGTTACTCAACCAAGTAGTAACCAGACTATTGATATTAATACTCAGAATATCAACAACACTGATGTGTGGTTATATAGTCTGAATCAAAGTACAAATCTTGAAACTACTTTATGGACACAGGTTCCTGCAACTACTGGTAACAATATAATTTATAATAGTTTAAACAAGAGTGTTAAAACAATTTATAGTGTTATTACTCGAGCAGGCGATGCAATCAGTTTAAGTTTTGCAGACGGTACTTTTGGTAATTTACCTTTAGGTACTTTTAGAGCTTACTATAGAATTAGCAACGGATTAACTTACACAATAAATCCTGGCGACATTTTAAATGTTGCAGTTAGTATACCTTATACAAGTAGTCAAGGACAAAGCGAAGTGTTGACTGCAACATTAAGTTTAGTAGCAAGTGTATCTACTGCATCTGGTACAGAAACAAATGCTAATATTAAAGCAAATGCTCCACAAACATACTATACACAAAATCGTATGGTTACCGGAGAAGATTATAATATTAGTCCTTTAAGTGTTACACACAAAGTTGCCAAAGTAAAAAGTATCAATAGAACTAGTAGCGGCATTAGTCGTTATTTTGACTTAACAGATCCTACTGGCAAATACAGCAGTACTAATTTATTTGCAGATGACGGTATAATCTATCAAGATGTCTACACTTCAAATACAAATTTTTCTTATGTAACTAAAACTGATATAGAAGGTATTATATATAATACAATTTTTCCTATATTAGATGATCCTAATTTACGTAATTTTTATTATGCAAATTATATCAATTATATCTCGGAAAGTTTAAGCATCCAGTGGGCCAATGTAACCACAGACAGTAACAGTTGTACTGGATACGTCACAGACACAACAAACCTTGCTAAAAAATTAGCCAGCTATACTAGCACAGATTTAAAATTCTTTACAGCAGGGTCTTTAGTTAAATTTACAGCTCCAACAATTAATGGAGTTACATATTATTTTGATACAAATAATCAAAATAAACTTGTAGCAGTTCCTTCTAGTAAATTATTACCTCCAGGCGGAGTAAATTATTTGTGGGCGCAGGTTGTGTCTATTACAGGCGACGGACTAGGCGATAATGATAACAATACTGGTAAAACTACAATTAATGGCGGACTATTTGGAGTAGTTACATTAAATCAAATAATTCCATCCACGGCAGTTATTAGTCAGATAGTTCCTCAATTCAATGTAACTATTGGATCGAGTGTAATCACTACAATGATAGATTTGATCTTTAATAATAAACCATTCGGCCTACGATATGGGTATGATTCATTGACCGGATCAATGGATTGGCAAATAGTTTTTGAAACAAACTTGAATACCACTATGGGATTTAGTCTAGGTAATCAAGGTGATACTACAAATACACAACAAGATTCAAGCTGGTTATTATTGTTTACAACTAACAATCAATATTATACAGTGAATACACGATTGATGAGATATATTTTTGAAAGCAATCAAGAAGTTACATTCTATTTTGATAGTGCAGTTAAAGTTTATGATACAGTAACTAGCAATACAATTCTTGACAATTTAAAAGTATTGAATATTAATACACAACCAGGTTCTGTGTATCCATTTACCACAGACTATAATTGGCAGATTACTAGTGCATACACAGGATTAGATGGTTATATTGATCCAAGTAAAATTGTTATAACATTTGCCGGTAGTATGAACAATGGTATAGTTGATAATCCTCAAGAATTTCTTGATATTGTTGCGCCGGATAACTTAACAACTTTTATACTGCAACAAAAATATCTAATTAGCGAAGGTCAAGAAGATTATCGCTATGTATCAAACGATGATAATCTTGTAGTAATATTAGCATCACAAAATGCGGCAAAACCTTATACACAATGGACAGATGGACAATATTTTTATTTCTTAGATACACAAACTGTAATGCAATATAGTGCATCTAACGTTACTAGTCCATTGAATGCTACTTTAGATTATAAAGTTTACGTTGGACGAGATAACTTAAAATTCCAGTATACACACAATGCCGACTATGATAGTCGTATAGATCCGGGTGCAAGTAACATCATGGATGTTTATATTTTAACTACCGACTATGATACACAATTTAGACAATGGCTAGCCGGAGCCAATGTTAGTGAGCCATTACCTCCTAGCAGTAGTGAACTTAATAGTTTATTAAGTCCAGAACTAAATTTAATAAAATCTATCTCGGACGAAATAGTTTATCATCCAGTAAGTTATTTGTTATTGTTTGGATCACAAGCTGATATTAATCTACAGGCAACATTTAATGTGGTGAAAAATCCTGCAAGTACTGCCAGCGATAACGATATTATCAGCAGAATTATTACAGCATTTAACACATTCTTTGCTTTAGAAAATTGGAACTTTGGGGATACATTCTATTTTTCAGAACTATCAACTTATGTACTAACACAACTAACTCCTGATATTACAAACTTTGTTATTGTACCAAAACAAGGTAATTTGTATTTTGGAGCTTTGTTTGAAATAAATTGCCCAAGTAATCAAATATTAATCAGCTGTGCTACCAGCTCAGATATTAATATTGTTTCAGGATTAACTAGCGACAACACAAGAACTGTTACTGGTAGCGGACTAACATCTGTAATAACAAATCAAAATATAACAAGCGCAACTTTTGGAGTAACTAATGGCTAATAATAACAATCCATTAGGCAATACTGGTCTTACTGTAAATTTTCTTCCTAAATTCTATCAATCAGATAGTAATAAAAAATTCTTACAAGCTACTTTAGATCAACTATATCAACCAGGTAGTATTAAAAAGATTAATGGTTATGTAGGCCGCGAAAATGCAAAAAGTGCCACAGGCACTGATGTATATATTGATGCGGCAGATTCTGTGCGACAAAATTATCAATTAGAACCAGCAATAACAATAACAGATAAAATTGGTAATCAAACATTTTTCAAAGATTATATTGATTATATTAATCAGATCAATACATTTGGTGGCAACACCCGCAACCACTCTAGACTAAACAAACAAGAATTTTATTCTTGGGATCCACACATTGATTGGGATAAGTTTGTTAACTTCCAGAATTATTATTGGTTACCTTATGGACCAGACACTATTAAAATTATTGGTCAAGCCGCCGCTATTGAAAGTACATATACCGTAACTATTGAAAGTGAATTAAGTAATAATGAATACTTGTTTACTCCTAACGGATTTACACGTAATCCTGTATTAAAATTATACAGAGGTCAAACTTATACTTTTGAAATTACCAGTCCTGGTAATCCTTTTAGTATTAAAACAGCTAGAAGTTCGGGATCTAACGATAGATATGAAACTAGCAACATAGACAATTATGCAGTTGAAAAAGGAACAATTACATTTAATGTTCCTTTAGATGCACCAACTTTATTGTTTTATCAAAGTGAATCAGATTTAAATCTTGGCGGCGCTATTGAAGTTTTAGACATCACCGCAGATACTTATATTGATATTTCTAATGATTTATTAGGAAAAAAACATTATAAATTATCCGATGGCACAGAGTTAAGCAACGGAATGAAATTAAAATTCGAAGGAAATGTAACTCCTGCTGAGTACGGTACTGGAGAATTTTATGTAGAAGGTGTCGGAGTTGCAATTAAATTAATTCCAACAACTATTTTAGAAGTTGTTAATCCATATACAGAAGAAAAAACAATTCCATTTGACAGCGATAAATTTGATAGTTTACCATTTAGCGATGCTAGTGGATATGCAGGCGATTCTGATTATATTGTAATTAACAGAGCAAGCAATGATAGAAATAACTGGAGTCGTTATAACCACTGGTTCCATACTGATGTTATTGCCGCTAGTTCAAAGTACAACGGAAATCCAGTTGAACTAGATCAAACAGCAAGAGCTATAAGACCTATTATTGAATTTGAAGCTAATTTAAAATTAGCAAACTATGGTGTAACAGCAGTTGACGATATCGATATCGTCGACGATTATACTACCGATGCGTTCAGCACTATTGAAGGTCTGTTTGCATATAATGTAGATGGAGTTGCATTAGCAGAAGGACAACGCATTATCTTTACTGCTGATACTGATAGACTTGTAAAAAATAAAATATTCCAAGTAACTTTTATTGATGTATTGCATCTTAATAAAGGTAGTAAACAAATTCATTTAGTAGAATTATTAGATCCTTCGACTAGTGAATTGCCATTATCTGCAACTGTTAAATTTGGTACAAAGTATCAAGGAAAGACATTTTGGTATAATGGTTTTAGCTGGCAACTAGCACAGCAAAAACTTACAATAAATCAACCTCCGCTATTTGATGTAGTTGATGAAAACAAAATTAGTTATACCGACACTACAACATATAACGGTTCTACATTTAAAGGAACTACTTTATTTTCATATAAGGTTGGTTCAGGTGTAAGCGACACTACTTTAGGATTCCCGTTAAGTTATAGAAATATCAGCAATATTGGGGATATTGTTTTTAATTTTACACTAGCAACAGATTCTTTCCAGTACAAACAAACCACTGCACTTATTACACAAAATGTAAATGTAGGTTATCTTGTTACCCAAGACTTTGCTGGCAATCTAACATACGAAAATGGATGGCAAACTTGCATAGCGCCTAACACACAAGCCGCCATTAGAATTTACAAAAATTCTGGACAAACAAATAATTTTAATATTGATATTTTTGATGACGTTACACAATTATCGGATTTAACAGTTAAAATTTATGTAAATGGAATCAGACTAAGTCCAACAGCATGGTCTTTATATACTAAACCCGATTATGTTCAAGTAATTCTTGGTACACCAATTCAGATAACCGATGTCTTGACCATTAAAGCATATTCGGCACAACCTATTAACAGTAATGGTTATTACGAAATTCCTGTAAACTTACAAAATAATCCGTTGAATAATGTAATGGGAGATTTTACATTAGGTGAAGTCTCGGACCACGTAAATTCAATAGTTGATAATTTAGGAACAACCTTTGTTGGATCATTTCCAGGAGCTGGAAATCTTCGTGATTTAGGTGACATAACTCCTTACGGAACTAAATTTGTTCAGCATACCGGACCAATGAGTCTTGCAATATATCATATTACTAACGAATCTAATAATATTATTCGTAGTATTGAACAAGCTCGTGACGATTACAATAATTTTAAAAGAAATTTTATTAAACTTGCTAGCAACTTAGGTGTTGATGGAGATCCTGTTACTATTGTAAATTTAATTTTACAAAAATTAAACAAAGATAAACCAAATACAAGTCCTTATTATTTCAGTGATATGATGCCATATGGTGCATGTGTAGTAACTAATCTTTCAGTAGTAGACTATAGAATTAAACAGTACCCATTATCTAATGTGTTTACATTAACCGCTTTATCTAATAAAGCAGTTGGTGTTTATCACAACGGTGTACAAATGGTATACGGACAAGATTATACTTTTACTGATACAGGATTTATTATCGTACAGGATTCATTTGTACTAGCTAATGGAGATACCATTAGCACTTATGAATATGACAGTACCGATGGTTCATTTGTGCCAGCTACTCCAACTAAATTTGGTATTTGGCCTGCTTATGTTCCTCAAATTTATACAGACACTACCTTAGTCACTCCTAGATTAATGATTCAAGGACATGACGGTAGCCAAGTACTTGCTTACGGCGATTACAGAGATAATTTAATTTTAGAATTAGAAAAACGTATCTATAATAATATCAAAGTACCTTATGACCCAACGATTTTTGATATTGCAGATATTATTCCTAGTTATAATAGAACTAATGATTATAGTCTAAGTGAATTTAATCAAGTACTTGCTCCTAATTTTTATAAGTGGACTCAATTAGCCGGCAGAGATTTTAGTAAGCCGTTAAGCTACGATATAAACAATCAATTTACATATAACTATTCTGAATCAAATGCGCCTGATGGTAGAAATATTCCAGGCTATTGGAGAGGAATTTATCGTTATATTTTAGATACTGATCGTCCTAACCTATGTCCTTGGGAAATGTTAGGATTTAGTATAATGCCAAGCTGGTGGATTGACCTATATGGCCCTGCACCTTATACTGGTGATAATTTTCCTATGTGGCAAGACATAGCAGATGGTATAGTTCGTGAACCTGGAGTACCGCCAGTTAAACTAAACAAATATGCTAAACCATTCTTGATGCAACACATACCAGTTGATAGCAACGGACTACTTTTAAGCCCACTAGAATGCGGTTTGGTAATAGGTCCAATTACTCCAAGTATAGACAATAGTTTTGTATTTGGGGATGTAAGCCCAGTGGAAGGTGCCTGGAGACGCAGTAGTCATTATCCATTTAGCGTATTAACAACTTCAATTATTTTAACACCTGCCAAAACTTTTGGTATAGTACTTGATAGATCAAATATTGTAAGAAACTTAGCAGGACAACTTGTTTATAAATCTACTAACTTAAGAGTCAGACCACAAGATGTAATGTTACCAAGCATTTATTCTAGTACTACTCGTGTACAAACTGCTGGTGTAATTAATTACATTGTAGATCATATATTGAATTTTATCTTTAGTAATAATATTAAAGATTATAATCAATATGCTACAGATTTAGCAACTATAACAAGTCAGATTAGTTATAGAGTTTCGGCTTTTACTAGTAAAGATCAGTTTAATCTATTGTTAGATAGTAAAACTCCACAAAGTGCGGGTAGCATTTTTGTACCTCAAGAAAACTATCATATTAATATTAACAGTTCTAGCCCAATTAAAAAAATAACATATAGCGGTGTAATTATTACTAAGCTACAACAAGGCTATGAAGTTAAAGGTTACAGTATTACTCAGCCTTACTTTAAATATTATCCATATTTGCAAACTGGTCAAAGTATTAACATAGGCGGAATTAGCGAAAGTTACTCAACATGGACCTCAGGACAACAGTATACTACTGGTTCTATAGTTCTTTACAGTGGAAAATTTTATAGAGTATTGACTACATTAACTGCTGGATCTACTTTTGATTCATCGTCTGTAGCATCTCTAGACAGTTTGCCAATTATCGGCGGACAAAATGCTGTGTTAAGAAACTTATGGGATCGAAATAATCCTATTACAATACCTTACGGTACAGAATTTACTACAATACAAGATGTAGTAGATTTTTTACAAGGTTACGGAGAATGGTTAAAGGATCAGGGATTTGTCTTTGATGATTTTAATACTAATTTAAATAATGTAAGCAACTGGGAAACTAGTGCTAAAGAATTTTTGTTCTGGACTACACAAAATTGGTCAGCAGGCCAGGATAAATGGAATGATTGGACTCCTAACGAGCCAGTAGTCTACGGACAAGTTGTAAGATATAATGGCGATTATTACAGTGCATTGTATAACCTTGCCGCTACAGATATCTTTGATACTTTAAAATATACCAAGTTAGACGGATTAAGCACAGTTGGTAGTAGTGTTATCAGTTTGAGCCCAGCCGCAAACAAGGTAACATTTAACACTCCGCTAGCAGTTGTAGATAATATTACTAATCAATTTTATGAATATGAAATTTTTAAAGTTGACGGAACACCGCTAGCTCCTTTATTTTTAGACAGTTACAGAGAAGGTAACATAGTAAGCTATACTCCAAGAAATACTGATGGAATTTATGGAGCTAGTTTTTATCTAATACAAAATGAACATGTTATTACATTAGATAACAGTACAATTTTTAACGATGTAATTTATAATCCAGAAAGCGGATATAGACAAGAACGTATCAAAGTCTCAGGGCATGTAAGCCTTGATTGGTACGGAGGATTAGATGTTCCAGGATTTATCTTTGACCAAGCTAACATACAACAGTGGCAGCCATGGCAAGATTATTCGTTAGGTGACATTGTAAACTATCAAGGATTTTATTATTCAGCACAATCGTCAATTCCTGGAGTACAACAATTTGATGCTACAAACTGGTCGCAATTAACTAGTCGCCCAACAGCCCAACTAATTCCTAACTGGACTTATAAAGCAACACAATTTACTGATTTTTATAATTTAGACAGCGATAATTTTGACAGTAGCCAACAAAAAATGGCACAGCATTTAATTGGCTATCAAAAACGTCAATATCTTGATAACATTATTCAAGATGATGTTAGTGAGTTTAAATTTTATCAAGGCATGATCCG